CAGTGATGTTGATTTGCTCTTTGTCTGGATCATCAAAGGGAACATGGCGCGACATCACTAGCCGACTGATAACGGCAGCCTTGTCGGGCGTGTTAGCGCCTAAAGCCTGCCAATCCCATTCGGCCATCAAATCACCTTCCGTGCCGTGAATTTCCAGTTGTCTTTGCCTTTCGGCACGTCTGCGAAGCGCTTCATCATCAGCGCGTAACGAGACGCCGAAATTGTATCATCACGCTCTTTCACGACCTTGCCGTCTTTCCGATGGTAGAGCCGGAACTCTTCAAGCCATGACGTGCAGGTGCGGAACACTTTCCAGCGCCCGGTCTGCATCCGGTCCAGCATGTCCATCAGGCCAGCTTCAACGCTGTTGGACCCGCTTTCGTCTGTTGCCCTTTCAGGCAGCATATTCAGGCCCTGCTTCGTGTATTGACTGGCGAGGTTCTCACCTGCCGCCGTGTCGTTGTTGCCATCGTGGGGCCACGCCCAATTCAGCCAGTCGCCCCATGGCTTGACGGCAGCCGCGTGAATGATCGGTGTCGCCTCACGCTGGCGATAGTCCTTCGTGAGATAGATCACGTCAGCGTCGCGGTCCCATGCCAATTCAACGGCAGCGGTCGGATGGTCCCAGCCAAAGTCCAGACCGGCAATCCGCGCCCAGTGCTTCGGGATCTCCATCGGATCGACAACGATGCTCTCTTCCGCAACCGGGAAGATCCGCCCCGAACCCATCGAAGGCACGCCCTTGGTGCGCGCTTCACGCTCATGGGCCGGATAGCTTGCCGCAATCTTTTCACGCTGCTCCGGCGTGTAGTGCTCAGCGTCGTCAATCGTCATTGTGGTGACGATGCGATCTGGGTTGTGCTCCAGGATATAACGCCCCACAACGTCCGACATGCCCTTCAAAGGCGTGAACGTCAGCATGATCATGCCGCCCGTGGCGTTGGTGCGCGTGATGCCCTCAAAGTAAACGTCGCTCGGCGGTTCTTCGTCGAACCAGATGCCGTGAACCGTGTTGGCCTGCCACTTGCCCCGGCCCTGCTCATATGCCTTCAGGTAAAGCGTAGAAAGGCCACCAGAGACATGCCGCACTGTCACCGTGTCGAGTGCATGAGACACGCCAGAACGCCGTGTGCTGCCTTCAATGCACGACTTGGGGATATAACCCGTTCCCCAGTCCTCTTCTTGTGCAGGTGGACCGACTAGCAAGCGTTGCACGCCGTCGCGTGTTAGCTCGTAGCTTTCCGATCCTGCAATCCAGATCACCGGATGGTCAAAGCGCCGCCCCTGCCAGTCGTCGGGATAAAGCCCCGTTAAGTGCATTGCAGTCTCAGCCGCACCCGCAACCGTCTTGCCGAGCTGGTTGCCGGCCATGAACAGCCGCTCCCGAAACTTGTGACCGTTGGCGTGGAACTCCCGCTGCTTTGCGTATGGCTTATAGCGCGGCAGCAGGTTAGTGCGCCGTCGCCGGTCCAGTTCCGCCAGAAGCGCCGCCTGTTCCCTCAAGATTGAGGAAAGGCCGGATGGCGGCGTCAAGGGACCGGATGCGCTCGATAAGCTGCTCATCGGTCATTTCATCATTCGGGTTGATGTTCACATTCAGATCACGCGGCAGGATCGACGCGATGACCTTGAGATACTGGTCTGGCTTTTCGGTGCGCACCTGGACAATTGCAGCCTGTCCGTGCTCGTTGAAGTCCTCATGCAGAGCGTCGATGAACGCCTCGCCTAGCTTGCTGCGTGCGCCCTTTGGTCTGCCGCCGCCGATATTCCCCGTTAAAAAACGGCCAGTGCGCTCGTCCTTCTCAGGCTTAACCGGCTCGTCGGTCATGTCAGCCTCAATAGCCCTTCTTGGGCTTCATCGCTGGCTTGCTGGCCTTTGGCTTCATGCACTTGCCAGCCTTGGCGCAGGCTTTGGGATTGGGGCATCCGTTGCAAGGTTTCATCACGCAGCCTCCTGCATCACACCGATGCGACCACGCCGCACCTTCACTGTTGCTTCAGCCATCGCCTTTTCAACGCGGGCTTCAAAAGCCTCCAGCGTCTCTTGTGGTTCGGCTGGCGTGTCTGGCTTTCCGTTCTTGCCCTTGCGCATTCCCCTTGCCGGGATGCGAGACATGGCCGGGACTTGAGCATTGAATGAACCGTTTGCGTCGCTGTAGCTGGCGCGGGCAAACCAGTCTCCGAGATAGTCCCGATAAAACGACACGGGAACGCTGCGACGCTCGCCCCATTGGGCGGCGCATTCAAAGAATTCCATCAATCACCTCTGTGCTGTTAGGGAACTTGCGCGCTCGTTCTCAGCGTGCTTGTGTGTCCGCCCCATTGAGGATGCTACACATGAACGCCGTTGATAAAGCCCTTGAACAGCTTCGCACTGCACTTGCCGCCGAGATAGAAGCCGCCGAACGCCGTGGCGCTGCAAATGCTGCTGCTGAACTGATGGCACGAATGCAGGCCGCTATCGGTGTGGAGCCGGTCAAGAGACGCGGGCGGAAACCGAAGGGCTGAAACAATCAAGCCCCGCATGGCGTGAACCGTGCGGGGCTGGAATAAGCTGCCGGTCTTTCCCGACTGTCAGGCCACCGGACCACCCCCGGTCTGCGACCCTTGCGGGCCTCTGGACTCGAACCAGAATTCACCAAATCACGGCCAGCGTGCGGGAATCGAACCCGCCTGCCTCGTTGCCCCATTGGGCGAATAAGCTAGGCTTTCGCCTAGAGCCTGCCGCAAGCGACAGGTGGGTAATTCGTTGGGCACAAAACCGCACCCTGCATTTATGCCCTTATCCTTATTCGGGCTTGAACGCAAGTCACATCCCGAAATATCTCACCAGAATGTTAGCAGCTTCACGCGCTGTTCCCAGCTTGTGCGGATGTTGCGTTTCATCCCGCGCCAGCCCCTCGACAACGCGCACATATTCAACGCCCCTGCCCGCATATTCCAGCAAGGCAGACCGAGCGCCGTTGTATTCCCTCATTCGCCTGAACACCTCGTCGTCGTCATACTCGTAACCGATGCCGCCGGACCCGCTGACCATCTCACCTGAGATGCTTTTGGGGTGCTCGGTGCCGTATCCTTGCGCAACGCGGTTAAGGTGCCGAACCGTCACGTAGCGCTTGATGGCCTCATACTGGACAGCCGATAGCCCTTGGCTGTCATCACGGGCTTGCTTAGCCTGCATCCGCCATTGACCGAGCGGGCAGGTCCAGTGCTGGTCTGATGCGTCCTCGATTGTCGCGCCCCACATCTTCACGCGTTGGGCAACGACAGTGGACTTGATCTGGTCCACCGTCTCGCCCCTGTCGCCCCTGTCAGCCTTGGCAATCCGGCCACCAGGCATACGCTCGACATCTGTTTTTCGCTTACGTCCAGCCTGAGCCATGATGTGACTTTCCTTGCCGTTGGTGATGACGATGACGCGACGCATGGTCTGGGCTACATGCCGTCGTTTCGTTTGCCGCGCATAAGCTGGTCTGCCAGCATCCGCATCATGTGCTCCGTCAGCATGGCAACAGCGCCGGGAATGTCGTCTCGCCTGATGCCCTGATATGTAAACAGCTTTTGCACGCCGAGACGCTCGCCATTTGCCTTGTTTCCCCATCCCTCTGCGCGCAGCATAACTTGCGGTTCGTATAGGTCGAACAACACGGAAGCTTCTGCCGATAAAGGCAGCCGGATGTCGCGAACGCTGATCATCGATGGATCAATCACTCTTGACGCGATGCTGGCGCGTTGTGCGTAAATCTCGCCAGCATGGTTGCGCACTATGGTGTCGCGAATTGCGTCTGTGAAAACGTCATTCATGCCTGCGCCCCTCAAAACGGAATCGCGTCGTTAAGCTCAGACGGCTTGCCAGCGGCTGACGGTGCCATCTGACGCGCAAAGCCCTGTGTGCCTGCCTCTGCCCGTTCGCGTGGCTCTTCCAGAAAGCACGACACGCGGCCTTGCTCGTCTGGCAATGGCAGGGCGTCGAACTCAAGGTAGGTAATCCCCTTTTCGTTCGTCCATGTGCTGCCGATGCGGATGGCGTAGGCTTTGCCGTTGCGGGACTTGCGCCAAGTCTTGATGTCCATGCGTGTGCTCATTGAAATGCCTCCGATGTTGGTGATGAACCGAGTTCAATCATGTGCTCGTGCAATTGGTCTAACGTTAATTTCAACTCGTCTCTGGTTGGAACGTGAAATGTTCCGTTTTTTTCTATATCTTTTTCGATATATTCAATTTCAACCATATACCCGTCGTCGTCTAAACTCGCTTGAAAAAATATAACCACCGTATCATCATTGGGCATAAACTTGGCGTCCTTGCTCATGCCATTTTTCCTTTTGCTGCCTTGTCAATCATCTGATGTGCCTGCCTGATAGCCTCGTCCATCAAACAATGATCCATATTTGAAGCGTCCAGAATGACGTTGAGCGCATCTTCCAGCGCGGTGTCATCTGGCTCGCCAGTTTCGGGATCTGTTGTGTCAAATTCGATGCCGCCGTGAACCGCTGCCGCTGTCACGATGACTTCCCACGATGCGCCAATTTCAATATCCAAAGCCCTGTCAGCGCTTGCGAGGATGTCCACAAATTCTTCAGGTGGCCCGTCGTTCAAAACCTCGCGCATGGCACGGCCAGCTAGGCTGTTGTTCATTTGCGGGTCGTTCTTGCTGAGCATACTCACTGCCGGGTCTCCTTGCTGATGACTTTGAGGGGTTGTGTTGGGGTGTTGATGCGAGCGATGAACCCGCTCACGAGTGTTGACAGGTGATTTTTATCCGTCGCGATAAAGTTCTCTTCGATCTCGCATTCGTCGTTCTGGAAAGTCACGGTGACGATGAAACCGTTAGCACATGCGCCGAGGCCAAAGCCTGAGATTTTCATTTCGTTGGTGTCGCTCATTCGCCGCCCCTGTAAACCTTACGCTCGTTTTGAATGTAAATCGGCGGCTGGATTGCCGATCCGACTGGTGAAAAAGTGTCGAACTCCCAAGGCCAGTCAGCCGGAACCGTCATGATCTGGGCTGACTTCATGTGGCCAGCCAGCCCGTGCATTCCGATGGCCTTGTAATACTCCTGCCACGTCAACCAGGCGCTTTCATCGTCCTCGCGCTTGATGACCTTGGCGTTGAAACCAGAGGCACCAGCACGCCGGCAGAACTGGATTGCGCGGTCGGCGTAGTTGTCTTTCGTGATGGCCTGTGCGGATGCGCCATGGGCTTGCATGGCAGGCCCGTATGCGCCGTGGAACTTCTCGATTGCGTCGATGCAGGCCGGATACTTTGGGA